GCAGCAATGCACTCGGCAAACGCTTGGTGCAGTTTGAAAGCGCCTTCGGCTTCGATGCGGTTGAGTTCGTTTAAGCCTTCGATGACGTTGAAGGCGGCGTGTTCGGCGCGGCAGTGCAACTCCATGAGTCGGTCACGTTCCTGCTCGGCCAAGATGCGGTAATCGTCTTCCATGTCTTTCTCCATCGGGGCCAATCCCCGAAGTGCAGTATACTCCCGTTGACGATCATGTCAACACCTGTTACTGTGCAACCTATGACACCGAAACAACTACTGAAGATTTATGGCTCCCAGAGCGAGATTGCTCGGGCGTTGGGCGTAACCCGGCAGGCTGTGCTGCGCTGGTTCAAGGAAGACAAGATTCCTGCGTTGCGCCTGTATCAAATTCAATGCGTGCTGAAGGTCAATGAATAATCCAGTTACGAATAGCACCGACATATCGTGGGCGTCACAGGCCAACGTGCGGTATTGGGAAAGCGTCAAGCACACGCCGTTTGGCAAACTGCGGTTAGCCGATGCGTATCTCGCTCGGATCGGCGTAGGCGACTGGTCGCAGCGTGCAGAGCGCACCTCGTGGCTCAAGAACTACGTGGGTGACATCCTGCGCTCGCTGGACGATGCGACTGAGGCATACGGCGACCCGCACGTTCGGGGCATGGTGCGGGAACTGTGGGGCGAACCCGGCGTGACGAAGTTGAAGGCTAGGTGCAAACCGGCATAATCGGCGTATGCGCTACGCTAAACGCCGAGACAACAACCACACCGAGATTGTAGAAGCCCTCCGTAAGGCCAACTTCGAGGTCATTGACTACGCCTCGGCAGGGCACGACATCCCTGACCTGTTGGCCGTCAAGCCAATGCACGACGGCATGGCGTGGATATGCTGGATAGAGGTCAAGGCCAAGGGTGGGCGGCTGTCAGAGGGGCAGAAACGCTTTCAGGGCTTCTTCCAGCCTAGGGGCGAGTGGTACGAAGCCCGTGACCCCGACGACACCGTATGCGCCCTACAGGCGCTTTACTTGCAGCGCCTTAAATAATTCATTTACAATACGGCCATGAAGAACTGGCGCGTATTGAACCAAAACCTGAATCTGTTTAACGAGGCCGAGGTCAAGGCGCTCTTGGACGAGGAGATTGCCGGTCAGCGGCGTTCCACGTTCCTCAAGCGCCTACACCAGCGGTACTGCACCCTGCGTGCAAACCGCGAACGGGCTGAGATATTCAGCGCCGCCGCAAGTATGTCAGGTAGTCAGCCCCTTCCTCCGGCTCCCACCACACCTTCACCAAGTCTGGATGGTCAGGCGGTAGCGCAGGGTTAATCGTCGTTAGGGCACAGGGCGACAGGCAGTTGTCCCTGAACCCGCGCTCCTTGGCGTAGCGATCGTAAATCTTATAGGACGCCACCTTACAGGCGTGCATCGTGATGCCGCTGATCGCATCCTTCAAGACGCTATACGCCGACTCGTGCTTGTGACCGGCCACGTATAAATGGTCGCGGGTTCCCATCAGCGCAGCCTTCATCGGCCCATGCGCCGGGTTCCAAATACTAGAGCCGCTGTGGTCGTGGCGGGCGTTAACCCGTACCTCTAGGCCGTTCGGGAATCGAAGCGCTAGGCGGGCTTCTGAGGACTTATAAAGGGCATCCTGCTGCTTGGCTATCCAACGCAGGGGATCGCCTGAGCCTGACCACAGGTCGTGGTTGCCGCCGATCATGTACAGCCAGTTGCAGCGGTTGATAAACCACTCGGCTATTTTCCAAGCCTGCGCTGCCGAGGTCGTCTGGTCGGCGTAGAGGCGGGCAAGGCGGCCACACCAGTTGTTCGTGGTGTCGCCTACGTTCGCTGCGAATAGCCCCTCGGTGCGGTTCACAAGGTCGGTGTGGCGCTCAATGGCTTCAATGTCGCAGCCGTCGTCGTCTACGTGCGGGTCACCAAAGTGCAGGATGCCGATAGCACCGTCCATCTTCACTTTGATAGGAATGAGTTTGCTGGCTTCTTCGTGTTCGCGCTTGTGCTGGAACTTACGCTTGCGCTGGGCAATCAGTTCCTCGATGGGAACGTCGTCGTCGGGCAGCGCGGTGAACTCGTAATCGCCCTTGTCTACGACTTGGCGTCCGGGCTGGTAGGTGGAGTCAGGGATAACGTACCCCTTGTCCTTCATCTTTTTTAGCCGCATCTGCAAAGTCCGCTCGTTCATTTTGAACTTTGCAGCGACTATTGCCCGTATGCCGTTTGCTTCCTGTAGCGACTTTAATATCTGATCATCGGATGCCTTGGACTGCATTGCTTACTCCATTGTTGTGAGCATCTGTTGCAGCAAGTGTCCAATCCGATCTACAAATTGCTCGTCTCGGCTTAGGTCATCGTGACCAGCGATGTCGAGCATCGCGTGAATCGCCTCATGCGCCCACACTTGCTGCCGGTTTGTGCCTTTACAAGAACTTACGATGTGTATCTCGTATTTGTCTGGAAGCCACATTCCAACACAATTTTTGCCGTGACGCCACTTGGAGGGCGGAATTACTTTGACATTGATGGTGTGACCGGCTAGTTGGAAGCGCTTAGGTATGCCGTCTTGTCGCATAGCGCCCGCTCCATTAAATGAGGCTAACTCAAAAACAATACCCGCTCGTCGTTACGACGTTTGACGAGGCCGGGTAACACCTTACCACCGGCTTTTGTCCACTTTTTGAATTCTTCGGCTGCCTCTTCAAAGTCGCCTCGATTGACCTTCATCCGCAAGCCAGAGCGCTGAAGGTTGCCTAGCCCCACGTTAAAGGCAAAAGATACAAGAGCATCAAAGACTCCCTGACGGCCAACAACAGCAGGGCAAAGTCGAACCACACCACGCTCAAACCGGCCAAGGTCTTGAGCAAGTATCCGGTCCACCTCGTCCATTGAGAGAGTTCGATCCCATCCTGCGGGTATCGGTAGGCTCTTGCGTTCCTCATACTTCACCGCAGCGTGAGCCGGGTCTATAACGTGGCCGACCCCGACCGTCCATAGCAGGGCCGGACACCGATAAGGGCGCGTCCTTACGCCCTCATGATGCTTGATCATTTGTATTGCAGCAGGACTGACCTTCACTTCTTGCCGAAAGCCTGCGTGCCAAACCAGAAGGCAATGATTGACGACAGTATTAGCATCTCGTCATCCGAAAACACTTCAGCCATTGCAGCGGCAAACGGCACACTCGTGTTGTAGGCATACCAGACGCCTGCGATGTTGATGGCGACTAGTTCCAGCACAAAGATGTAGGTCACAACCGGACGCACCGACGCACGCAGGTTGATCATCCACTGCGAGGCCCCCTTGCCGATTTCCATATCGTGCTGGTACAGGGCTTGGCGTTCCTCGCCTGCCGTCTGCGTCTGGATTTGCTCTAACTTAATTTCCTCAACCCGTGCCTGCGCGATAAACCCGCGTTCTGCGAGGGCTAGTTCGCGCTCCTTCTGCGCGGCGACAAGGGCTAACTCATGCTTCTTGTCTTGGCGGTCTTGGAAGATTTGCAGAATCTTGGGCAAACCGCCTGCAAGGAACGACAGGAATGTGCTAACCATCGTCATCATTTGGAAGCCCTCACTACGTCGTCGCCCTTGGTAACGGTGACATGATCGCCCTCAACGTCCACCCGCATCGGCTGCTCTTTGCGATCCAGCCGGTCTAGTTTGGTGATCAGTTCCTTAATTACCTCAAACTCGGGTTTATCTTCCTTCTCCACCGTGCCTGCAATGCTGGCAAGCATAGAGATAAGAGCGGTCAGCGAGGCACCAAGCAGCCCCATCACGGCAGCGATCTTGTCCGAATCTAGCGCAAGGCTAGACAGCACGCCGATCACCACAATGGCCGTGATGTATTTCAGCCCGTCCTTACCAATGGCTTTACCGGCTACGTCCTTGGCAGACGACTGCGCTTCAAGCCGTTGCAACTCGGCCTGTATTTGCACTTTTAGCAACTGGATGTCGGTAACGTCGTTCATTTTTAACCTTTAACTAAAGAACAGTATTGTTAATAGTGCTGCAAACAGTACGCTTACGCAGGCAATTACTTTTAAATTAGCGCGAGTCCGCACCCATGCCGCCCACATCACTTGTCAGCCTTTTCGTCCAACTTGTCCCAGATGCGGGTCAGGATTTGCTCAATACGCTCTAAGGCGGACTTGTAGTCATCGCGGCGCACGAACTGGTGCATCATCTCTTTGTGGTCACGCTGAAGGTTCTCTAGGCTCGTCGTAATCGAGCGCAGCGTCCATCCGGCAAATGCCGCAGCCACAGTCATTGCAATGTTAAAAGCCGCCTGATAGTCCACGTCACTTCTCCGAAAGCGCCTGCGTGGTGACAGCCCGCAGCACGAGGTTTGCCAAAGCGCCGACCATTAGTATCGCCGCAGCCACTTCCTGCCCCCACAGCACGGTCATGTGACCGCCTACGAGTTCAAGGCCGCCAAGGACGGCAAGCAGGACATTCCACCAAACGGTCTTAGACTTAAGTGCGCCTTGCAGCATGTAATCGCCTAAAACCCAAGTTGGTTGATGCGCTCTTGCTCCGCAAGGAAGTCCATTTCTTCTGGCGATTCGCCGCCAAGAAGGGCTGGCCCTGCTTGCAAGAATGTTTCAGGACGAAACGGCTGGGTCGGCACGCCGGAAGCAGCAAATGAGCGAAGTTGCTCCGCTCTGGCTAATGCAAGACGGTTAGCGGCTGCACGCGACGCATAACCCGTTCCGGCAAGAAGACCGGCACCGAGCAATCCGGCGCCCTTAAACGCGCCGGTATACCCAAGGCCGGGAGTAATTGACCGGAAACTGCCGCCGCGAATTTCGCTAAGTCGAGGAGGCGCGGCCAACACCCCAATACCTTCAAGCATGGAAATGTCAAAACGGCCTTTCCCGATTTTACGGATTAAGTCTTTTTCGGCTTCCGTAAATTGCCGCATAGCGCGGTCATTGTCGGCCAGTTTGGCGAACTTCTCTTTAATCTTGACGGCAGGTTCGCCTTTGCCGGTAGTGGCCTCACGAATCGTTCGCTCGATTAGTTTGCTGCGACTCATCCGAGTGTACAAATCACGAGCCTTAACTAACTCTCGTTGAACGGCCTCGGGCGCAACATCTTTGATGAAGTCATCAATATCTCTTACCAAGGCAGAGCCGATACGCGACTCATCCTTGCTAGTGCTTCCTGCTGCTCTGCCCGCCACTCGGCGCAGTACGTCCAACTGATTGATCGTAATGGGCTGGCCCGTCTTGGCCTGCTCAACAAACGCATTAACCGCAACTTGCGCCTTGGGGTGCAAAACCGAGTTAAACCCAGATTTATTCAGAGTGTCTTCGATCTTGTAAGACAACTGAGCAATACGCTCAGGCCCCACATCGGCCTTTGCGGACTCAACGTTCGCATAAGCCCGCTCAGACGCTTTCTTCAGTTCTTTGGTTGTCGGGGCTTTTGCCGCCATAAACGGCCTGATCATGCCGCCAACAACAGGGGTGGCGGCGCCAATGACAGCGCCCTCTTCAATCGCTTCTGGATCGGCAACGGCAGCACTAACGGCGCCAGCGGTACCGCCGCCCGCAATTCTCGTAAGAAGCGGAATATCTCGCCCTAAGCCACCAGACTGAACGGCTCGGCCATACTGGTTCACAATGCGAGTCGCTTCTGGGGCCATCGCACGGATGCCGGGAATGGCAGTACCAGCGCGAATAGCACTGCCAAGCAGAGGGCCAGCGGCCATGCTGGCGGTAAACTGAGCGCCAGCACGCACGGCTTCCGCACGCTCTTCTGGCGTCATGCCAGTTTGGGCAACTTGCTCACGAAAGCCGGTTGCGCGATCTATTGCCAAAGACGGGCCTTCCTCTCTGCGAGGAGCAGGCTTGTTTCGCTTGCCGCCACGAGTGCGCGGACCTTTAGGGATTGCTTCTACATCAGACCCAGATGCGAGGAACGCATCCACGTCAAACTCGTCGTTGCTCGTTGCGGTATCCGCTAAGAACGCATCAACGTCAAAGTCATCCATTATCAGACTCCGAGTTTTTTGCGAACTTCAGCCGCACGCGGATGCTTCGGATTCTTTTTCAGCCAATCCATAGCCTTTTGACGCTCTGAGGCAGAAATGCCCGCAGCGGGTCTTTCAGCAGCAGGAGCCATGCGCTTGCCGGGTTTGTTGTCCTGAACAAACTGACGGATGCTTTTAAGAATTTCCTTGTTTGAATCGTAATCGTTGTTTGGGTTGGTTACTGCGTCCAACCACTGTTGGAGTTCGACGTTACTGTTGAGTTCTTGCGCGGACATGCCGGTAGCGGCCTTAATGCCTTGCAACAAACGCAAACGAGCACTTTGCGCTTGATTACGTAGCGATTGCGCTTCGGTTCCAGCGGCGCGGCCAAGCATTTGACCAAGATCGCTGGTCTGGAAAGTAGAAATCTTAAGATTTTCTTTTGCGCTTCGTTTTGTGCTAGTAATTGCACCAATACGATTTAATTCATCATAAATTGAATCTAATTCATCAATAACGGAAATGAAGGCATCGCCGCTTTTCTCGCCTTTTTCAACCGGGGCTTTACCCTTCGGGCCAATGACGCCGGGAGAACCGATGCCACCGCCGCGCCAACGCTTGACATCGACCAGCAAGATTTGGCTAGGGTCATTCGGGTCTTCAACTTCTTTAATTTCAGGGTTGTATTCAGAAGCCTTTTCTCTCGAAACGCCTTTCGTTAGGCGCGGGCCTGCTTCTTCCCCTGTCATCGGATTAACAAATGCAACGGTATCATTAAGGTCAACTTGCTCCAATTCCTTGGTCAGCAAGTCGGCAGTCATCAGACTATTGGATTTGTTCTCAGGGCTGTATTCAACCGGAATAATCGGGTCAAAATCGGGAAACTCTGTTACCAACTGTGAACGCCAAGAGTCCCAGCCGGGCTGGTCAGTTACCCTAGCCAAAGTGTCACGCGACGTTGCCAGAATGGCGTCAATCCCGCTTTGGCGCTCTTGTACGCCCTTGCCGATTGACTGCATACCTTTGCCGCGCTGCTCTTCAAGTTCGTACAGTTCTTTCTGAGCGCCGGGTACGGCATACGCAAAACCAGCGCGAGCCAGTTGATTGCCATACGCAAGCGGGTCAATCATGCCTTCCTTCATGGCGGCAGTCGCAGCCTGACGCCGGGCCTCATTCAATCGAGCCATCTCAGCAGCCTGCGCTTCAGCAGCAGCACGCTGGCGGCCCAACTGCATGGCCTCATACGCATCAATATATGCGCGCCCAGATGCAAGTTCGTTAGCCATGATTATTGGCCTCCGTATGGCGGTTCGTAATAACCATATTGCGGGCTACGCCACGGAATAGCAGAAGATCGAACAGGGCTGTAAGTTGTTTTTCTGCTTTGTATATCCACCGGCTGTAACTGATTGGTTCGATATTGCGTAAAACCACTTAAGGCGTCGCCCAAAGCGGTTTGATAAATATTGCCAACCTGTCCCGCCCGATTGGCTTGAGCGGCTCCAATATCGCCATACGCTTGAGCAGCGCCGCCCGCGTATGCACGGCCACCAACACCCGCCATTTGCGCGGCATTTTGCCCAAATTGACCAAGGTTCATCAGCGCGTTAGTTACCGTAGAGCGTTGGTCCATCAGGCGGTTATAAGCATTCATAAACTCTTGCGAGGCAAGGTTTTGCCCAAACTCCGTGCCCGCCTTGATGGCTCCGCCACTTAAGTATCGGCCACGAGCGGATTGCATACGAGCAAGGGCTTTCTCGCCCTCAGACAATCGGAATCCATAACCGGGGTCAATCAGCACGTCTTCCATCGTTGGCGTCTTGGTATACATGCCGCCGGGGCCGTACAACGCCGTCAACTGGTTCATGCTCATCTCGCCAGCGCCAAGATACGGCTTCTGGCGGGCAACATCTTCCTCGTACATCTGCTTGCGAAGCGCGATGTCTCGATCAGCCTGCTTTCGGACAGCCTGCTCTTGCTTATCGGCTGCACGCTTTTGAAGCACTCCCCCTACAACAGTGCCGATAATCTGAACCGGATTAGCCATTTGGGAATTCCTCGCGATACTTCGCAAAACTTTCGCCGTATAGTGCCATTACCGCACCTGCTTTTTCCATAGCAGACTCTCGGCCCTGACACAACAGCACCACTAAAAGAACCAAGTCATAGTACGTAGCACGCCAAACAAACGACTTTTCATCTGCTTGACCGCTACGCTCGGCGTCATCCGACGCCTTCCATTTCAGAATGGCCGTGCCCAGCGCGGGCAATAACTGCCCAGCGTGAGCCATAAAAAAACTGTTTGCAGGCATATTGACGAGCGCGCGCCATACGGTGTCATCCAACACCTTGCGATCTACGGCATCGCCATCGGCCACGTCGTCAAACGTCTGCGTGACATGCCACAAGTCAATTAGCCATGCAGCAGCGTCAGGCGGTATGTCTAGCACCTTAAAGTTTTCAATCAGCCAGTATTCGGCGTCGATCACGAGATTTCTCGGCCTGAACAGCGAATGTTGATGGCAGAGGCAGCGGACGCAATAGTCGAAATAGAGCCGCCAGAATCAATGGTGTGCCCGACCAATTCCGGGAACGTATACGTCTCGGAAGGCAACAAAGTCTTGCTCTTAACAATTAAGTTTGAATTGCTAGACGAACTGCCAACAGTAATTAAGTTTACAGAAATAGTGGCCGCACTAACACTGTAATTAGTGGCTGTAAACTTATCTATGATAGCCGTTACGTTGGACGCGGTGTATTGAGTCGTTTGCGCGTCAGCAGCCGTTCTGGCTGAAATTAAAACTTTAGATATGACTGCCATAAATACCTCAAGGCGCAGAATCGACTTCAACAGTAATAACGCAGAAATTCACTATTTCTTGAGTCGCTGCATTACGAATTTGAATGTACAACTCACGTTCAACAGCGTTATTAGTTGCCGACAACGTGAAATCTCTTGTGGTGCCAAGCGAGAGCCATGTTTGCGGTGTGGCTCCGCCAACAACGCCACCGCCAGGAATCCCGCCGGGACCGCCTCCTTGCGGAGACCACTGAGCATAAACCTCATAATCTGATGAGGTTCCGCTGGTAAGCCATTCACCCGTGATGTTGACCAATGTACCCGATACGTTAGTGGCGAGGGCTTGGCCGTCAGATCGCAATCGGTAAGTCGCGGTTGCCGTGCCTCCAACGCCAGATAACGACAAATTGGCCGCGTACCGATCGCTTAACACGACGTTTGATGGATAGGTCCAATAGAAGCAAATGCGACCACCGCCGCCATTTCCTCCGACTGCGCTGACTACGCCGCCAGAGCCGACTCCGGGGCCGCCACCGCCGCCGGGAGTTCCGCCCGCAACGGAATAACTGGAGCCACCCGTACCCCCGCCTCCGGCGACGTTGCCAGCGTCTCCGCCGACCAAGTTGGTTCCGGCAGTTGCAGCAGATGTTGCTGGAAATGGAATGCCGCCATCAAGAACGTTGACCCCAGCGGCTCCGGGCGCAGTTTCTCCTCCCCCGCCGCCGTACCCAGCCGTTAATTCAATGCCTCCGCCACCGGGCGGAAATTCAACAACAGAAGGGCCGCCATTAGAGCCATCAGCGATCGTAGTGCTTCCTGCGCCACCAGTGCCGACATTGTAGGAAATTTGCGAAGAACCGCCCGCAACCGAAAATGAACGCTTGGCATATCCTGCGCCACCGCCACCATACCCGGCGCTGCTGCCATTGACGCCACCTCCGCCACCGCCGCCCCACATTTCAACAGTGACGCCAGTGGAGCCTGTAGGGGCAGTGATTGTTCCGCTCTGGCCTGCCGCAAAGCATTGCCCACCCGGCGCGGATGATGCACTAGACAGCCACAGCAAAAAGTCTGCGCCTGACATTAACTAACTCCGGGGCCGTTAATAATCCAGTTAGTGCTGCCTACCTTCAACAGTACGGCCATAGCATTTTGCGCCAAAGTGCGAGTTCCAGTAGAAGTGCTATTCGCCAAGGTCAACGTGTCAGTGGTAATAGCCACTGAAAGCGACGTGGCATTTCCGTTTACAACCCCGATGATAGTGCCGATTGGAAACGCAGCAGCACTGTTTGCAGGAATGGTGAGCGTTATGCTCGTTCCATTCATGTAAATGTGCTTACCAGCATCGCACAACTTTAATTCATAACTGGCTGTTTGGCTGTTCTGCGGGCAATCTCGATAGCCAATAACATGATTGACGTTTGGAGTGCAGTTATCAGGAACTTTGGCTTGCCCAGTAAAGGTTGGGCTTGCGATTGGGGCAAACGTCGCATCTGTCTGCGCCTTGGTATACGCATCCGTGATGCCGTAACCAGCCAAGGTCGTCGGTGTATTGGTAATGTTTGACCAATTTATTCCGGTTACTGCCGGATCAATAATTGCCGGGATGTTGTCGTATGTGCCAATCAAAACGCCCGCAGAGGTGCGAACTATGAATTTGTAAGCGTATCCCTCTGTTAACCAAATCTCCGCAGGCGTGCGTCCAGCCGAGTTCAGCACGATGGGATTGCTGTTAGCCGTTCCGCCCGTGCTGCTTGTATAGGTTGCGCGAGGGGTCGTGGTACCAGCGTCATACGAATAAACAAGACCGCCCGAAAGCGGATCGCCGTTGTTGTCGAAAAACTGTGCGCCAGCGCCAGCAAAGGCCGAAAGATTAACGGTCATATATTCACCTGATTGACGGTAAGAATGACAGACGGAATGCCGGGATGCACCGCCGTTGCCGCCTCTGCAAGTAATTGAACCGATGTGTCATCTGCCGCCCACATCAACTCAAAGTAGTCGCCATTAGACATTTCAAAAAACAAATTTGCGGCACAAAAAATTTCGCCATTATTTCCTTGAATGCGTATTTGTGATGCGGTGTTTGAAACGTTTACGCCATTCAACCTAGCCCATACATACGCCAAGGCCGTGCCGCCTGATGTTTTATCAAACTGTATTGAAAAGGCAAAGTTATATACGCCGGGCCTATTAGCATAGATGCGCGACGTTGGAGTTCCTCGACGAACGCCTTTGGCAACTACGGTCGTGTTAAATGTAACTGGATATGGGGTGTTAATAGCAGCCGCGACTTGAGTCGTGGTGTCATAAAACGAACCATAATCTGCCGGAACAATTTGCTGCGGGGGCGGCAAAAGTTGCAGGGCTTGGATTTGAGATTGAATATCGCCTAACGCGGATTCTGTCTGTGCAAGCGCGTCCGGCTGAATCTCAAAGTCGTTCAGCGTAAACTGATTTGTTCCCGACCCAGTCAGCACAAACAAATTGTTGAAAAAACGAAACCACTCACGAGACACTAGTCCCGTGCGTTCGTCTATCAACGGCACGCGAGGAGCCGGTATGCGGGTAATGTTGCTAGGCATTGGTTCCCGATATGCTCAGTTCTGCGCCCATGATGGCGATTTTTACGGGGTCCGTGCCAGATACTTCGTACACGCGGTCGCGTAATTTAACCGTCATCCCTAGACGACGATAAAACACACGGAAAAAATACTGACCAATTTTGCCTATTGTTGCTTGATGGTAGTTAGACCATGTATGGCCTCCATCATCCGACCAGCGCAACATAATCTCGGGGTCGCTGCCTTGGCCGAGGTTTAAGCCAACGCCTGACTCCATATCAATCTGAAGCGCGTGATGAGCGGTGCGCTTAAGATTGTTCTCGCCAGTTGGCAGGGCACGCCATGATCGCAACCATTTTTGCACCGCACCGTTGTCTTTGTATTCATCTAGGCTAAACGTATAAACGTTGCCGTTCTCAAAGTCGCCCACAGTCGGTTTATCAAGGAAGTTCGTTTGGCAGTTGGAGCGGTGGCGCTTGAAGTCGCCGTTATCAAACCCAGCGCGTTCGTGCCACGAGTTTGTCGAAGCGTCATATACCCAAGTGGCATTAGCCGACGGAAAAATCAGCACATAGAACGTATGGCCGTCCTGCTGATAAGTATAAGCCAGCGCGTCCGTCGGATCGGAATAGCCCTGTATGGCGTATTCAATAGCATGGGTTGAAACGCGCACGCCTTGGTAGCCTTCCGCTCGATACACGATACCTGTACCACGAGCGTCTGAGCCAAGCCAAAAAACGCTGTTGTCCATCTTGGCAACAGAATATGGGGCAATACAACCAATTTCGTTGTACGCGCCTTGAATACGCGCTAGAGGGAAATCAATCTCTCCAGCGTTGTACCAAACCTCAACCGAGTTCTCGCCAAACAACCATACTTCTCGATGGTCAACAATAATTGCCACCACGTCATCAGGCGCACCTTCCGCGCTGGCAAAGTCCAGCGGGTCGATTGACAGGCCGTCTAAAAGGCTTGTAATCCAAATACGCTGGCTGTTGGGTTCATTAAAAACAAAGTACCCATCTAGATACCCAACCGTTACCGCACCCGGAAAGTCAGGGTCAGTGATCTGCCCAAACGCCAGTGTGTCAAAGTTGTAGATAAATCCGTCAGGATTGCAGGCAATAAATAATTGCGTGCCGTTATCGGCCATAGACACAGGGCCGGTTCCGGTGACATCACCAATCTTGGTAATTACTAACGAACTGGAAACCTTGTAAAACTCGTTGGCTGAAATGACATATAAGATGTCATTGTGTGTGTATAGCCCACGGATAGGGCCAGTGCCAACCGTAGTCAACAACTTTAAACCGGGACAACGCTGCAAGTACGCCGGTTCTTTTCCGCCTTCTGGGATAATTTCTGGATACAAATTGATCATTCGATTGGCAGCCGCGTTTGGGCTGCGAATCAAATATGCTGACCCCAGAATTGGCGTCTTCATTAGAAGTTGCCCGTAAAGATATTAAAGCGCGGACGGTTAACGAGCAGCGCCGCTGGCATCGCCATCACGTCATCCGGGTTGTTGATGCGCTTCAAGTCGCGCTTGCTGTACATAGCAATACGCTGAACCTGCGGGGATGGTTCGACACCAAACTCGGCTGCAAGTTCACAGGCCAAGTTGAATCGAAATGCTCGAAGGTACCCCGGCGGAAACGCTAAATCAGTAGCCAATGTGGCAGGCGTTGTTAGCGGTCGCACGGATACAAAATGGAACTCCAGCACCTTGGTTGGCACCGGATAGATATAAATCTCAACGTCCGGGTAGGTCATGTTGACCCACATAAACTGCGGATACGTAGAGGTTACGGTCTTGACGGCAATATTGTTGTATTGCTCGTTGTTAATCAGTTTGATGCCATACGACACGTTGGTCGAGGCGTCACGGAAATAGGTGGCGTCGTCCATCAGGATAGGACGCTCGGCTACAAACGTGCCGGTCGGTCCCATCGTAATCGTGCGGACGTTGGGTTGCCAGTTGTAGACTTGATCTTGGGTTGAAAAGACCGATAGACGCTCGGTACTCCAAGAGTCAAGCATCTGGTTAAGTGCGGTGAGGGCGTCCTGCGACGTGGCTGCGGAGGGAACTTCACCCTCGGCCAACTGCCCGATCAGCCGCAACGCGCCGTTGATTTGATCGGCAGCAGTTGTAGCCATGATTTACTCCTTACGGCGGCGACGAGTTCTCAACGCATTATGCTGAGAATCCCCCAGCGCCGCCATATCTGACGACGCCGAGGGTTCAGACTCATCAGGATCAGAGGGATCAAACTCCTCCCATCCTTGTTCCATATCTTCCCTCGCTTCCATCCACGAGATAGCAATCTTTTCCCCATGTCTGGGGTGGCGAAGGTAGATATTGGACATATTACGAAGCCAACAGCGGCAGGCTGTACCACTGCGTTGCGCTGTACGCGACCAACATCGTCGCGGTGCTTGCCGCGATGTTGTAGGAAGCGTTAGCGGACAATGCGTTTACAGCAGCACCAGAGGCAGGATAAATCTTCAGAATGGCAGCAGCGCCATTCTTAACGATTACAACCTGACCCGGCTCTGCAACCGGCAGAATCACACCCTTCGTGCCATCAGCGCCCGAAACCAGCGTAAACGCCGATCCTAGTGCCGCAGCGTCGGTCTGGGCAGAGCCAGTCGCCGCAACGGTCGAAACGCCAAGGAAAAGGCTGCTGAACTGCGGGTCTGCGTAGGCAACACCAACTGCCTGTGTATTAGGCATATCAATACCCCTTTAGGTTATGCCCCCGGCGGGTTTCCCCGCCGAGGGCGTTGCCATTACGAAACGCGGTAGACAGTCCACGCGCCAACGCCGGTCTTGCGGCAACGGAAGTGGCCGGACGAAGCCGCCG